GTTGGTAATCAGGTACGGCAAATCTCTGTAAGCGTTAGTGCCGTTGCCGACCTTCATGCCTACATTGTTATTGCGCGTACCATCAGAGTTTTGGAAAAACTCAACGCAAATCTCACCCTCGGCGGGAATACAGATCGTGCCGTATCGACGCCACTCTGTTGTTGTGCCGCGCCTTACCTGTATGGTTTTGTGATCGTAATTAACCACTGGCTGATTCATTGTTCGTTCTCCAATTTCTCAAGCCTCTCCTGTAGTTTCGCTGTCAGATCAGCAAGCTCCGCAATAACAGTCTGTAGCTTCAAAAACTCGCGCTCTGCAATAAGGCGCGGGTTCTCACCGACAAGCTCTGGCGCATAGGTAATACCCCCTTTCATCGACGCCCACTCACCTCAACGTCCATATAGCCATTAGCCCAGCGGAACTGGCCCATCTCTTTAAATTCAAATCGCAGGCTCAGATAGCGCCCTGTGGTGCGCATATCGGCTTGATATGAGCCATCACCGTTGTCATCAAGCCAAGTAGGTTTTTCCCACTGGGGGGCAGCTAGGGCACTCTCAGCCCATCCTGTACGGATGCCGACCTTGCCCTCACCAGCTATTTGCATGTGGTACTGCCTCAGATGCTTAATGACCCAGCCATTGATCCCGGCGTCATCAAGGTCAATGGCCTTTCTCTCAACCCAGCACTCACGGTTGTTGGCAAAAAACGCCTCTTTCTGGTGGATACCAAACGAGGTCAGCGCCAGTATCTTTGGCTGGAATGTGTAAGTGTTTTGAACGCCCCACGACCAAAAATCATCAAGTGTTGTATCTTCCGGCTTGCGCAGCTCATGCCAGGGCTGAGTCATGTCACCCCACTGAGATCCTGTTTGCGGCAAATAGCCTCGGGAAGCGTATGTGATTGGCGCACTCTTTGCCTCGCCATCGCCCCAGCCAAACGTGCCAGTGGCATAGCTATAAATGCACGATTTGCGGCCATAGTTGGTGTCAAAGTAAATCCAGATTTCTCTGTTCTCTGGATCATGACAAAGCGTGGCTGATTTAAGGTTTACAGCTCTTTTGTAAAACTCGACATCGAACATGTCCTCGCCAACCCTAGTGGCTGTAGAGCCATCATGGATATAAAGCTGATCACCATCGATAACAAAATGATTGTTGCCAAACTCAACCACACACTGAGGGCCAGCAGCACCGCGCTGAAATAAGCGGCGGGTCTGAACAACATATTGACCGCCCGTAAAGATAAGGGCGTGTGCCGCTGTTGCGGTGTAGATAATGATTGATTCATTCAGTTGCTCTGCTGCGATATATCGACCATCTGCCGCACCCACAACCTGTTGAACAGATAGCGTTGCAGGGCTGATGTAATCCCATGATGGAGGCCCGCCAGCCGTCAAGCCGGTTATGCCTGCATCAGCGCCACCGCCTGGAGCGCCCTCTGGCACTTTGTATGTTGGGTCTGATGTGGTGTTACTTACCCATACCACATTGTTTTTGTCTTTAAGCTCGGTTTTTTCGTATACAGGAGACTCATTCCCCGGGTTATCTGGGTCAATCTCTGCGTCAATTGGCTCTTTCTGCTTAATGCCCACCGCTACCAACTGAGACTTATAAGCAATTAATCGCTCGCATCTGGCCTCAGTGTCAAAACTCGGATCACCTCCAGTAGTTAAGTCCCACTCGGTTGAAATCATCCCCCACTTAGGAAGTGGGACAAAATACGTGTTCTGAGCATTCTCAGGATCTTCAACCGTGTCCCAATCAAACATAAATGGCGCATACTCAGGGCAGTTAAAGATCACCGTGTCACCCCAATGAGTAAACTGCCATATCGTGTCTGGGGAAATTTCAGCGGGCGTAAAATACCAATCCTCACCGTTATACATGTGCAAGCCATTCCTGCTGGCCGCAAACACGTACACCTGTTCGTTGCGCATCTTGGTAGTGAATATCTGGAAAGTCGTATTCTGCGGAATGCGCAGCGTTGACTCGGCAATCTTCTCAAGTCCAAGCGGGGTAAAGCGTATGTTCAAGCTATCAGTCCAGGCATTGGCGGGCAGGGCTTGACCATTCTGGTCACCTACCACGCCGATTTGCCCCAGATTGATATGCGGGATGATCATGCGTTCTCAAGCGCCTCCACTCTAGCCGTCAGCGCAGCAATTGACTGACTCATCTCAGTCATTGACTGAATGGCATCAGAAATCGCCTCATTACTGACATTCAGCGGGCTGTTAGCGTAAGGAAATGAATTTTTCAGACACTCCTTGACCGTCCGGATCTCTTCCGCGCCATTAGCCACAGGATCTGTAATCTGCGGCACTGATGAATCTAATGATGTGATGTATTTAGCCATTGCTATCCATCCACGTATGCGGTGATGTTGTTTTTCGCCAGAACCTTCTCCAGCGTGACATTGCCATCCAGAATGTTCTGAATCGTTTGCTCAAGCTGCTGAATGCGTGACTCTTGCCACCCCTCTTGACTTAGCTCAAGGTTTTGCACAATCACCTCAAGGGCAGACAGCCTCTGATCAATTTGCTGAACTTGCTCAATCAAGCCAAGGAATGAATCGACAGCCCCAGCTCCCTCAAATAATGGCTTCCATTTGCCATCCTGACGAATGAATGACTCGCCCGTATACGGCGCTTCCTCCACATAGACATGGCCTGATGTAGATGAGCCAAGAGTTGAGCGATCAGACCAGCCGCCATCCACACTGTTGTCATTGTTCAGTGATCCTGGGGTGCCGCCATCAAGACGAGCACCGCGATGCGGTGGCACGTAATTCCAGACGTTTTGATTCTTAGGCATAAACGCTTCTGACCTCCTGCACAGAGCCCAGGTCAGCATCGGTCTTTGTTCCGTTAAGCTGGCCTAGCGTCTCTTCAAATTTGGATTTCCAGAGAGCCACTCTCGGGTCGTTCATGAGGTACCCCTCAGCGTGGCTCAGAGCGCCATACAAGTATGCTGAATAAGCGTCTTGCAAGGTGCTGGTGTAAGGGTTTGCGGCATCTACCGGGCCATCAAAGTGATAAAGATGGATGTGCAACTCGTTCTCTACCTCTACTGGCGAAATAGGCCAAAAGCACAGGTAGTTTTGAACCCTTGTGAAATATTCTGGACGGGATACACCATCAATGTAGTACCCCGGCGCTGGCGTTAGCCAAGGGGGATAGGCATGTCTGTCTAGATTTGCATCCGCAATAAGCTCTGGCGGCAATAGCTCGCCAATCATGGGTGCAGTTTCTAGATCATCAGGCAAAGGAAAGCCTGCCTCTGGCTGCTCTTCTACAGCCGTTTGCACAGCCGGCATAGCCTTTAGCCTGCGGAAATACTCCGCATCGGATATGTACTGCAACGGCAAACCGTTGAAGATCACTGTCTTCAGCTCTAGGGCTGAATCAGGAAGCCGCACCGCGGCGTTAATCGGGTAACCAACAGACCTCGCCGTGTAGCTCAGTGTTGTCTCATTGCAAGTTGCCCGGAGCCGCCGAAACAAATCCTGCTCGGCTAGCATGATAAAACGAGGGATCTCAGCCTCAAGATCCTTGCGATTTAGGAATGAGCGAACGTCATTGATTAAATCTGGATATGACCTCATCTACCCGTCCTCGAGTGACCGGGTAGCAGCTCAGGATAATTCTGCTGAAACCAGGTCAGAAATTTCTGTTTTGTAAGTTTGCAAGTCGCAAACCTGTGCCAGAAATCCGCTCTCTCATCTTCGGGCAGCTGGTGCTGATATTTTACAACGGTCTCCATTGGGATTGAACCCACATACCTCCAATCCTTTTTAAAATAATCAGATTGGTCTTGCTTGTGTTTGACATGAGCTTTGGCCTTCTCAGTGTCAAGGTGATAACCACGGTACGTCTTGCCGTCCTCATAAGAGAACGTGCGGGAGGAACCCTCCCGCAAGTCCGTTAAGCGATGTCGATAATCTGACATCAGCCGCCGTTCGCCGCATCAAGGTCGACACCTGTGACGGCTGCGTGTGCAGAATCATTCAACACTGCATACGTTCCCTCCCACAGAATTTGTCGCTTGTCTGAGTCACCGACTTTCGCGATAGGCCAATCTGCTGTTGGGCGCAGAACCGGCGTAGCGGCATAATTAAAGTCGATTAACAGCATTGTGCCTGCTTCCATGTTGCGATCCAGAACCACATCAAGCTCACCGTAAGTAGAGACATACAGATCGATAACATTCACGATCTTGCGCTCGTTACGGATGTCACGGGTGCGTCCAGCAGCCATAGCCATAGCTGAAACAAGTCCAGCAGTCTTCGGGTCAGTGACCAGATAGCTAGGGTTGCCGCCTTCCATGTACGTGGCGAGGTGTGCGCTCAAAAGCAGTTCTTCAACTTCTTCAGCGGTCTTGGCGGCAGCGCCGTCAACTTTCACTCCTGCTGCAAGCTGAGGTACAAAAGACGCCATCTTGCGAGCGGCAGAAGCCGAGCCAGCAGTTTTAGCCTGCTGAAGACCAACGACCGCATACTCTTGGTCGTTAGCAAGCTCGCCATAACGCAGCTCAAGCTGGTACGCCATTTCGGAGTTGCGGCCATACTTGTCAACTTTCTCCAACGTGCCGGTCACTTCCGCTACTTTGGACATGATCTGGCAATAGTTAGATTTCTCAACAATTGGCTTTGACTCATCAGCACCAGCAACCGCGCCTTCAACTACAGCGTTTTCAGCGGCAGCGTTCAGATCGTCTTGTGACCACTCATGCAACTTACCAGTTGCGCGAATAGTCTTAGACATGCTGACCACGGGTGAATCAATCGGGCTGATGTTATAGATAACGTCCTGGACATCTTCAGCCTGACGGGTTTGGACGTAAGTGTTGTCTTGTGCCATCTTTAATTCCTCCTACGGATTTGGATAGCTATCCCTCAGCCCGTAGTTGCGCCTCCTTCATCGCAGCAAATGCACCCCGTTGATTGGGGTTCTGCTCGAAATTGGCTTTCGCATTAGCAAACCGACCACGGGCATCCCGTTGGGTCACTGGCTTGTTCTGCGCTGCGGGCTTTTGGGACTTGCGTTTAGATACAGTTTTTGCCTTTTGTCCTGCCGTCCGCATAGAAAACGAGTCGTAAATCATTTCGATAACCGCCGCATCAGTAATGGAATTGAACAAATCAGGGCTCAATCCACGACTTTCTGCGTACTTACCAAGCTCGCCATAGAGCTCATTGCTCCACTGGGGAATCGTCCGGCGCAACCGGGTGCGGGTAATCTCAGCCTCTCTCTCAACCCTGAGTTTCCACTGCTCCTGTTGCTGATTCGTAATCTTCTCCAAAGCCTGCTTGGCTTGTGCCTCCTGAGTGAATGCCGCCTGGGCCTGCTGCTGTAACGTACCCACTTGATCAGCCGGAACTTGCGACCAATCAATACCACGGAATCGTTCAGCGTTGCCGGTCAGCGCCTGAGATAACAATTGGGCATCACGCGCTGCGCCACCCAAAGTATCCTCAAGCTCAAACTGCATTCGCTTGGTGGCCATGAGGTTATCGGTCATTTCTGACTCAAACGCTTCACGGGACTGCATGACTCGCGTGTACTCGGCTTGTAAATCCTTGTACCGCTTCTCGTAATCGTGCTCGGGTTCATCAGAATCGGCCTCAAGTGTCTCCTCTTGAGATTCGAGTTCCTCTTCTGACTCCTCTTCGCCGTCATACGATTCACTGGCTTGACTATCCAGTACATCGTCCGCAGGTTGGGGTGTCCCGAAATCTACCTCTTCGGGAGCCGTTCCCTCGACGTTCTCAGGTGCTGGCTGTGGCTGCGCTGCATCTCTCTCTGAATCAAGACGAGCCATTGCCTGCTCTCTAAAGCTGGGTGTGCCGCTCTCTTCGCTCATTGGTACTCCTCCGCCCTAAATTGATTGTCATTGGCCTGTTGCTGGTCGGCTGTCTCAGCCTGGGCAACAAACCCTGCTAATGTCTGCGCGGCGTCTTGCAATCCACGCAAACGGAAATAAATCTCTTCTCGCTTCTTTGAGTGATCAACCTGAGTTGATAGCCACTCATTGAAGTAAAAGTTAATCGTCTCCTGATACGCTCTCCCGAATATCGGGCTCTGTAACAGGCTCTGGGCTTGCACCCCCGCTTCCAATATCTGTTGGATATCGGTTGCGGAGGAACGTCCGTCGTTTGCTGGGGGCATCTCTCTCTCCCTTTTCCCTCGCTCGCTTCAAAATGAGAGGATGGATATCCTCCCGAATCTCTTTGGCCTTCTCTTTCTCTCTAATGGCCTTCGGCAAGCTGAACTTCATTCGCCTGCTACCTTTTTTCGATCAATGCTCAATTTCTCAATATCAACCATCTGCTCATGCTCAAACTTCTGAACGTCCATGTTGTTATCAAACATGCGGTCAGTGAGGTCGGTCTGAGCCTTCATAAGCGCCGACTGAGCGGTTTGCTGGATGCCACTTATCTGAGCCGCGGTGAGCTGCTTCTGAAGCTCCAGCTGCTCTGTGCTCTGCCTCAGTTGCTCCATTGCCTGAGCCTCTTTCTGCTGCGCCATCTGCGCAAACTCAGGCGATTGAGGGCTGATCATGTATTGGCTGGTGTTTTTGATGCCCACAAGGTCAAAAATCTTGTCGAACAGTGCGTGCTTCTGCATCACACCGTAGATATCGGTCATTGACGGGTCTTGCATCATGGTTTGGTGCATCATCGTGAGCTGTGAAGCCTGTCTTTGCGCCTCATCAGGCGTTAATGCCGCCGCAACCTCCATCTCAAGGTCATCATCAGCCCACTGAGACGGCATAACCGGGATCATCTGGCCACCAATCTCAATAGCATCTTGAGTTTGGTCGTTCTGCATGGCCAATTTGACAATATGCTGACTGATTGGCACCAGGAACGTCCTAGCAAAGTCCCGAGCAGACATCGTTACCCGGCGGCGACCCGCTGTGGTCAGCTTGTCAATCATGTCAGAGGCGTTTTGGTTATTCACAGCCCCTTCATTCATGCCCTTAGCTAGACCAGACATGCCGTTACGCTCATCACCGTCAGATTTCAGTAGCTGAACCACATTCATAGTGAGTGGTGACAGCTCTGGGGTGGCTAGAGGCGTCACAGAGCCCGGCTGACGGCTCCAAATCACTCCACCAATGGTGTTATCTAGCAGATCCCGAGGGTTCTTTAGAGCGCCAACGGTGGCCTCATAGCGGGTGGTGTTACGCATCTGCTGATTGTCAATAATCAGGCGCTTGAGAATGGATTGGGTGCGCTGAGTCTCAGACATGACATCCGCGGTACATGTACCCTCGGCAGAGTGGCTGACCTTCATCTCAGTCCACTCAAAGAACGGAATTTCCTCTACCTCTCGAATAGCAGGAGAGCCATCAGCCCACCGCAGCACCTCGCCACACGACCAATGCACCTCGTACAAGCGTACTTCTTCAGCCATAGCGTGAGGGTCATCAGCAATTGCGCCCTGGTCTAGCCATGTCCACGTTCGGTAGACAGTGACAATCTCATGCACGCCAGTGCGATTCTTGTGCTTTAGCTTCTGATACGTGCCGTCAAACGCCTTACGGGATGAGTCCTCATCCTGATTGCGGAAACGGTAATCAGGCTGCAGACCATCTATCTGCTCGGCCTCATAGCCATCCATCAACAACCGCGCCCGGGTAACGTCCTGCTCCATAGCAACAAACATGGCCTGACAGGGGTAGCTCGCATTAGGGTCACGGTAATACCGCTCGGGCTCGACCAGATGCAACTCAATGTGGCTATCGTCTTTCTCAATCTCAACCATCCCAGACAACAGGCCACCCTGGTCGGTCACCAGGTTTTCATCAGTCACGCTGATGGGGTTGTGTTGCATTAGAAGCTGCTGGTACTGGTCGGGCGTAGCGCCTTGAATATCAATGGTCTCTGATTTTGTCGCGCTCACCCAATCGACCAGCACCACACAGCGTTTGGCAACGAAGGCGTCATGGAATGCGTCCCTAAACAGCCTCTCGTAATTGTTTTTGCGGAAGACCGCATTGGTGTACGCAGTCTTGGCATCGTCTTCAAAAGGCACCTTTGAGCCCGAGAAGCGCACAGCATCGCGGTCAGTGAGGAACGTCTCGGCAAAGATGGCCTTCTTAGCCTCAACAGCATCTTGCACATCAGGAGAGATGTACTTGCTCCGCCCCTTCACCTCATTGCCCAGCGGCTCCATGCTGTACATACGGTGGTTGCGTGACCGCTGTGTGCTGACATCAAACGATGCGGTATGCGCCTCTTGAACCTGCGATTCCAGCAACTTAACTAGGCTTCTAAACTCATCCATTGAGGCCACCAATATTTAATTTGTGAGCTATTTGGCGTAAAATCGGGGTATCGGTAGCGCCAACTACCGACCCCCTAACCAAATCAAGAGGCAACTTGAGATGGCTGTAAACATTATCCCAGACTCTATCCGCGATGCTCTCGCCTACGACCCGGACACGGGGGTGCTCACCTGGATTAGTGGGCAAAGAGCCGGCAAGCGAGCCGGATCTCTCAGAAAAGATGGATACCGCGATCTGACTTACCGCGGAACAAAATATCTTGAGCACCGCGTTGCCTACTTTATTGCTCATGGCGAGCAGCCAGTTGAGATTGACCACATCCATCACGCGCCGCATGACAACAGGCTGTCCAAAATCAGGAATGCCACTGGCTCTATAAACTGCCTCAACAGAAGGGGCGAAACCGGCATTCACTGGCGATGGGTCACTCAAACGCAAGGCGGGCGAAAATACACGCACCTTCGCGTTATTGCCAGGTACAGAGGCAGGGAGCTGTACAACAGCAAGAACATCCTGCTGGCGCACTTCCACCGCATCATGGCTGAGAGAGCGGATCATCCACTTAGTCTCCCGCGCCCTCACGGGGCGCTTTGATAGAACCGCCAATGTTGTCACGGTACTTCTTGCTCATGCTGTCAATCTTGTTGCCAGCAAAACCCATCGAACCACTCTTGGCCTCTGGGCCTTTCTTCTGACGAACCCTAGAGGTGCTGTGATCACCCGCAGCAGTCTGCTTTTTGCGAGCGCCTGTCTTGCCTCTGTTCGTTGTCTTAGACCATCCTTTCATCTGACTCTCCTAAATGTGCGGCCCCGCCTGTTGGGGTCTTCATCAAATTCTCTTAGCTTGTTCTCGTTGTCCACAATAGCCTGGTATTTCTTGCCTTCCTTGCACTCAATCTCGTTGTGCTCAAAGTGCTTGCGAGTCTCAGCGCGATCCATGCTCATAAGGTTCCACTCATCATCCTCTTCCATAGAGGTGATCTTGACATCGGCTGACCACTTTGAAGGCTTGCCTGCCATCATTTCCCCTCCAAGCAGCTATCAAACTCTATAAAATACTCGCCGCTAAGTGTTAAATCAGGGTCATGGCCGTATTCCTCCAGCTCAAAAAACCACAGCGCACCAGTAGGATCTGCGCCAGTTTCGGCATCGTGCTTTTCAGCGCCCATCACAAATTTGGACATCTGATACTTTCCGTTCAGATCCGCAAGATGTATCTGCCCCTTGCCTCTCAAAGCATACTTAAACCACTCGACATGATCCCAGCCTTGAATAATGTGGAACGTAAGGAACCTTGCCCTTGTAATCTTAGAAGTGGGATTTTTGTCTTCATCCAGCAGATTGAAACAACCCTCCGCAAGCCGGCTTTCAGTCCATAACTGAAATCCAACCATGAGTTTTGCACTCATTGGCGAGCTAGACTGAGGAGCCTTGTCAAGCTCTGCCGCAACGTAACGTCTCATCATCTCGCGGTTGATAAGGCCCGCCGCATGAGTAGAGTCTGGATCGCCGTTGTACTGAATCATTGGCGTATTGACAGGCTCAAGCGTATTAACCTTGAGAACCGCAGAGCCGGTCATCTCGCCGCCCGATAGCTTGAGGTATCGATTATCGAAATCCGTCAAATTTATATCTTGCTCTGAAACGGCGAAGAATCTGATCTCGCAAGTTTCACCAATCAGGATGTTCTGACCCTTATCCTTTAACGAGACCTCGACGTTGACAATGCCCGACCCCTCTGGTGCTTTCTTTACCACAAACAGCGCATACGACCCTGGCTCGTCATAGTCAACAATCTCAACATAGTCGCCGACCTCAACATCACCAAAGCCGTGAGTCGTTCCCTTCAAGTCTTCTTGATTCAAAGTGATGATGTTGTCAATTGCTGACAGGTCATCAGAGATCAGAGCAAACTCACCAGCGTTGCGAGGTATGTTATCGCCAGAAAAGCCCACATACTTCCACTGACCATGCTCGCGTTGCACCAGTAGCGTCTCAAGCGCCAGAGCAACTTGATCGATCTCCGACTGCAACTGCCGATCACCAGACTCAGAGGCATCTTTGTTCTCAGTGATCTGCTTCTGCAAATCCTCATCGACCGCTGTAAGCTGTTTCTCAAGCTTTTCGTTATCGCCCTCTGACCAAGCGTAACAACGCAGAATCTGATCCTCTAGCCTCAGATGAACAACAGTGTTCTTTGCAGACTCTTCATCGACCTTGCTGTCAAGAGCCTCATCGCGCATTTGGCTGGTACGATCAACCTCATCAGCAAATGCCTTAGTAGCAAATCCAGACAAATCAGCCTCTTCACCACCAGACGCCAGCCACTTCTCACCATCAAAAGTGTACTTAACACCGGTCTCATCATTGGTGAAGGTAGCGCCTTCTTCCCAAGGTTTGCTTGGCAGATCTATCATGCGGCATCTCCGTATTGGTTAGGACCGCCCACGGCGTTTTCCTTAAACTCAACCATCTTAGGCAGCACCACCCTTGTGCCGTCAGGCATATCCTTGGGATTCGTATGCAGTCTCAGGTTATAAACTTCAACGTACTTAAAACTAGATCCACCACCGCCGCCCTTCGTCCTAAAATTGAACGTGAAACCGCACAGGCGATATCCCTCTTGCTGGGTCTGGTATTCGGCAGAGCTTGGTATAAATTTGTAATTCCAAAAGTATTCGGTGTTGTCTCCATCCGCGTTGTTACTGCCGTTCAGCACTGCCGCAACACGTATCTTTTCACCAGAATCATTGACCCAAACCGTTGCAACATATCGGAGGTACATGGTGTGAGTGTTGTTAGTATTGGTGTTGTATGACTCAAAACTAAACCCCGTAAACGCAGGCCAGTTGCGGCTGGTCTCAAACATTATTTCCGAATTCATGTAATATTCTTTGCCAACATTACACTCTGTCTGGAATGGCTTATCTTCCCTGTCGTTCCTATCTGCCGCCCAAAATCCTTTGTAGTAAGTAGACGGCGTAAGGGTTGAGTCAAAAGTCTTTATCGTTCCACCACGCTCACAGACAACCTTGCCAACAGGGTAGCCCTTCGCAAACTCGCCCCATCGCTCTTGGTGCATAGCCCTGTGAGCCGATAGGCTTGAGGGCTTATCAAGGCAGATTTCAGCTTTTGACAATGTAGGCGCGCCAATCATCTACTCACCTATGTACAAGATTTTGTCAGTGGTGTTAAAGAACAACTCACCAGTGGATAGCTCGGGAGTTGTTGCGCCTGATTGAGCAAACGAACCGCCGCCTGCTTCTGATACCTTTTTGTCAACGTACTGTTTGTTGGCGGCGTGCTTGTTATTAACGGGGTCCATTAAGTAATCAATAAAAACCTTCGGCTTGCCGGAGTCTTGATCCCACTCCATCGTCATGCAACGCTTGTAGTCCCTGTTCTCCTGACCGGGGTAGCAGATCCATGAAACTTTATTCGTGCCTCGTATCTTGTTCCAAAGCTCTCTGGTCTCTTCATTCTCGCCCTTTACTTCAGTGAGGGTGTCCGTGTTCTTGCCATTGAGAACAATCGCACCCTGGAAGTAACTGGTCTTCTGAAATGTCTGGACTTCCTTAAAGGTGTTCGCCTTGTCCTTTTTCGCGTTGTACTTGTCCTTATCATCAACGTAGTCGATGGTGGCAAGGCCAGTGGGATCAAAGCTAGAAAGAAGCACAAAGTCATACGGCAACTCTGACAGCCTATCCAGATCTCCACTTATCTGGGTAAAACTGAAAAGACCCTCAGCACCACCATCAATCTTTAGCTCTGCCACCTGACCAGATATGTCAGACAGCCGGACAACATCACCATCTGTAATGCGGTCAAGATCAATAGCGTTGCCGTCACGGTCAGTGCTAGAAAAACCAATGTAATCAGCAGACGAAAGCGCATTCGTTAGCTGCATTGCGCCGTCTTTGAGGTTGAACTCACCCTCTCTGACGTTAGCGTTTGACCCCGTAAAGATCAGGCTGTGTTCACCGACAGCACCCTCAAGCGCCTTGACCTTGCTCTCAAGGTCATTAATGTCACCCTCAGCCTCAGAGACGCGATCTTTGATGGTTTCTTGAGCCGTCTCGCCAGACTCTACCCTTGACAGTATCTCTGCCTGTAGCGCCTCACCAGCGTCTACACGCGCACCTAACGGCGAGCACGGCAGCCAAGCACCCTCTGCATAAACAAACAGCTCAAGCCTGCCAGTGTCATACCAGCACAGCCCCTCTTCGGGATTCTCAGGCGCGTCTTCAGAGACAATGGTCCCTGGCGGAATCTCGCCAGCTTCAATGTTCTCAATGCGTCCATACAGGAACTCATTTACATCACGCTGATTGTTGATGTTCTCAAGCTCTTGCGGCGTAGGAGCAAACTGGCCCCTAGCATTACGGAACGGATTAGGATTAACCGCCACCGCATCAGTCGTTAGATTAAATCGGACGTTCTGCCCATCCTTTAGGCCAACGCCTTGAACACCGTCACCCTCTACAACGGTAAACTGGCTGAACTTTGTGCCTGTAGCTTTCGGTTCTTGATCGCTCATTGCATCACCATCTCAATATCGTTCTCCGTCAGCATCGACAAGCCCGCCTCATCCCATATCGGATGAACCGTTGGGTCAGTAGGGTCTAAGTCAACCTCTCCGCTGCCTCCACGCCCCGTATGCCTCGGCGGTGTCATCTGCCTGGCACGTAATGACCGGCCCATGTTGACCGGCCGATTGCCTCTTGTTCTGTTACTGCGTTTGGACACGTTTCACCGCCGTGTAAACTGATGCAGCGGAGCGGCCAACAACCGCGCCAATTTCTCTATATGTCCAGCCGTCTTCCACAAGCTCTCTTGCTAAAAAAACATACTTAGCAGTGCGCCAACGCTTTAGCTCATTAGCAGCATGCTCCATGTTCTTTTTTCTTGTTGTCCATTCCAGATTGGAGACAGAACAATCATGCTTGTCGCCATTTTTATGATTAACTTCTGGATACTCATGCGGATTATCAATAAACGTCTCCGCAATAAGCACATGAACTAGCTTGTTAATCAAACGCCCCTCTACATATAGGTGATGTTTGACGTATTGCTTGTTAGCAAGGCGCTTTAGTTTTTTAGTGCCTTTCTTTGTTGACCACACATCACCCTCGGGAGTGGCGTAATAGCCTGCATATGCAGTAGGCACCGCATTGCTGGGCAGCTTGCTCACTCGAACACGCTCAAGTCACGCTCATAGTTAATGAGCTCTTCAACGCCGCCCCACTGCTCAAAACTTCCTTTATCAACACTCAGAAGCACATAATGCAAGGCTTCGACTACGTGCGATTCTGGGCCTTTGTCGGGTACATCCTTGAATCTGTCATCGCCGCTAACTTGGAGTCGGCGGAATTGATATGCGCCAGCCAACCCCTTAACCAGCGTGCGGCACTTGGGATCAAAGGCAATCTGGGGCTTGCCCTGTTGGAGTCTCTGAAGCTGGCTATCCAATGCACCAGCTCGCAATTCAAACTTGTTGGTATGGCATGGCGTGGCGTACAGGTCGTGACGCTCAAGCATCTCAAAGCATGAGTGGTCAGTAGCCTGGCCTCGCTGTGTGCCGGCAGGGTCACCATACAGCTCAATATCATGCCCAGCGTAATGACGGGCAATGTGGTCTTTCAGCACACCACCGAACGTGTACGCGCTCATGTTCTCAGTAACGAGCTCATCAAACACCGACCATGTGCCATCCGCGTTAAGGCAGCAGAAGGCCGCTGCGGGCGTTCTACCCCAATCAAGGCCAACGTATATCTTCTGCCCGGGATGTGGCCCACAGTGCTGCACGTGGACGCTCTCGGAAAATGCGGGGTGTACCGGCCTGCCATCCGTGACATACACCAGCTCGTTACCAAGGTTAGCCCGTATCCAATTCTCAGCCTTACCCTGACGCAGATTGTCGTAGTACGCATCAGGCAGATTGCGGATATTCTCTGCGAGCTCATTCACAACCCAGCGGCCATCTACCTTGGTCACCGCACCAGGCTGTCTGCCAATCCACCAGTTATCGGGCTTGTTGCCCTGCATGAACTGACCAAGCCAGTGATCAGAGTCAGGGCAGTTACTGTCAGCAATAGCGCCATACCAGCTATCCCGGCACTCTGCCTTGGCGGGGTATCGACCCACCCGCGACAGGATCATATCGACGTTGCCTTTGTGCAATTCCTTCAGCTCATTGAGCCAGCACCCGGTCAGCTGCATACCTCGAGCTTTCTTCTCATCCAGACCGCTATCAAACGAGCGGAAAAGGATCTCAGCCTTCACAGGGATACCATCAGTGCCTACCGTATCAATCGAGCATGTAACTGGACTGACGTTACGCCAGGTACCTATGCCCATACCCTCAGTGATGGCCTTGAAGTCTTTGATCGTCGTTGACTCGAGATCAGGCAGCGTGTTTCGTACCGCCAACCAGCGTGACTTGCGTATGCCGTCTTTGCTGGGCGGCTGAGTCATGATTCTGTGCAGGATCTCTACGATACTGGCTTGCGTCTTACCGCTACCCAATGGGCCTACCAGCACTCGCATATACGATTGGTCTTTATGGAAGTCTCTGAGGGTAGCGCCCTGTGGGCGATACCGTAACCGATGCACCGGCTCAACATTGTGAGCCCGATTAGCTGGTGAAGGCCAGGCACTCATACTCTAGTAGCCTTGCACACTGTGGTTCTGTGCACAGCATACACCTGTGCGAGTCGCTCAACGGTCACGCCATTACGCCGCCACAGTTTGAGACAGCGAATGTCATGGTCAGACAGCTTGGCTGATGGGTTAGATGGCCCACCTAGGCCGCGCATGAGGCCGTTATCGTAGGCATGCTGAATATTCTCAGCATTGGTGACCCACTCAAGATTCTCAGCGCAGTTATCAGTCTTGTCGCCGTTAATGTGATTTATCTGCGGCTTGCCTTCTGGGTTAGGGATGTGGGCCTTAGCAATCACGCGGTGAACTAGATGCACACGATTAGAGCCATCGACAATCAGGTTGACTCGCTTGTAACCCTTTGGGTCAGTGTGTTGCTTCAGCTCGTATTCAGGGCCGAACTTGCTCTGAGTATCCACAATGCTGCCGTCAGAACCCACAAGGTAGCGATCATGCAGCGACAGGTACTCAGTCATGACGGGCCTCGATGTCATCGATACCTGTCATATCAACCTCCATAGCCTCTACCTTGGCATTGAGATTGACTTCACTAGCCTTGAGCTTTGGTTCCGTGTACTGAGC